TGAGCGTAAATGCAGAACAACTAATGAACGAGCAATCTAAGAAGTTAAGACAGATTGCTGCAAACACAGGACTAACAGCTGGAGCTGGAGGCTTTGTACGTCACACAACTGGTACAGTTAATGATGTACAGTACTCCGCACTGATACCTCAAGAAGACACAGTATTTACTTCCTTTAAAGTTAATGGAGTAGAGCGTCTTACTGTAAATGGTATGAGTGGAGTTACCTTTAAACAGTTTGCATACTTACCAGGTGGAGGAATCATCACAGGATTTGCTATCTCATCTGGTAGTGTAATTGCTTACAAGTAAACCTTACTATGTTTGTAGGTATAGGTATAGGTATTAACAGACAAAGATTTGCTGGTTTTTTATCAGCTTATTCAACGCGCGTTCTTGCCGATGGGGGTTTAACAGAGGCAAATAGTTGCGTTGATGGTGCTAGTTTGTTACTACAAACTGCGTCTCTTCTATTAATTCCATCAGGATATAAAGCAGCTAAGATATATTCTCAAGTACCTACTAATGGTAATGGGGATTTAACTTGGACACGGGCGAGTGATGCGTGGCGTACCAATGCCAATGGGTTGATTCAGAGAGTGCCGTGGAATTTGTTGTCAAATACAAATACATTCAGTTCTTGGAATTTGGAAGGTGGTGCATTGACAAGTGGTTTTACTGACCCCGAAGGCGGATTAACTGCGTATAAATATGTTCAAACAACGGGTGGACTTTATTCGGGTGGTTTTACGGCAACATCAGGAAATAAAACCGCATCTATTTGGTTAAAAAGTGTTTCGGGTACATCCATTGCGTGTAATCTTAATGATGGCGGTAGTGGTAATTTTACAACTTTGACGGTAACTGGTACTTGGCAGTTGTTTACTTTTACTTATACAACATCCACATCAAGACCATCGTTATACATATATTCAATTTCAAACGCATCGGGTATTTATGTTTGGCATCCACAATTAGTAGAAGGCAGTTCAGCCCAAACCTATTTCCCCACAACCGATAGGTTGAATGTCCCCCGTCTATCCTATATGTATGGTAGTTGCCCAGCGTTGTTGTTAGAGCCACAGAGGACGAATTTGTGTTTAGAAAGTGAAAATCTAATTGCTTGGTCGACTACAAATGCCAGTGTGGTCAGTAATACAAATGAAACTCTTGACCCGTTTGGGCTTAATAACGCAGATAAAATTTCCGAAACAAGTGTTTCGGGAATTCATTTTATTGCAAACGTTACTATGTCGATAGTGAGCGGTACGACTTATACGGGTAGTATTTTTTATAAAAAATCAGCGTCATCGCCCGATTGGATACAAATAGCGTTTAGCACGTTGGGACTTGCTGGGTTTGCAAACTTTAATCTTTCAACGGGTACTATTGGGAATGTTGGTTCTGGCTGTACGGCACAAATTCAAAGTTTTGGGAATGGGTGGTATAGATGTTCTTTAACACAAACTGCGACAGCAAGTGGAACAAGCGGTGGCCCCGTTTTGGTGTTTACAAATAATACCAATTCGCTCACCCGATATGTAAACTATGCTGGTAATACAAATACGAGTATTTACGCATTTGGGGCACAATTTGAACAAGGTTCATACGCAACCACATACATTCAAACAACCACCGCATCAGCCACACGCCTTGCGGATTCCTTTACAAGAAACAACATCTACACCAATGGTTTGATTACATCAAGTGGGGGTACTTGGTTTGTGGAGTTTAGGAATAATATTGCGTATGTACGTGATTCATCTTCCCAAGGCATAAATATTGGTGATTCAAGCACAACAATTTCAAATGGATTGATGATTGTAAATACGGGAACGGGGCGACAAGTAGTTCAGAAAATTATTAGCGGAACTGCAACAACATTGTATACAACATTGACCGACACCGTAAAAATTGCTATCAAGTGGAACGGAACAAGTGCAGATGTTTTTGTGAACGGAACAAAGCAAGTAAACGCAACTGCATTCACAACTACATTGATGGAGTTTTTGAATGGTAACGCATCAGGAATACCAAGATTCATCCAACAAATGGCACTCTATCCTACTCCATTAAGTGATGCTGAATGTATAACCTTAACAACCTAAAATTATGATATTCTGTAAATACGCTTTCCCCGATGGAATGTGGGAACAATTAAAATCTACAATACAAACTGAAGAGCAGTACATTAGTTGTGCTGTAGTTGAACTTGGTAAAATCTGCGAACAAACAGATGAAGATGGAAATTGTATACAGCAAAGTCCTTTGTATTCTGTAGATATTTTATGGTACGCAGATATACCAGACTCTTTTTCTTTATATGAAGTTTTTCCTAAGCCAATAGGTGTACATACTTTTAGTGGTTGTGAATCTTTATACTTAGAACGTTTTTGTCAATTTAATCCAGAAAGTTCTTTTTGTCAAGTTAGTTAATTAAAATGAAAACTACGACTTTACTATATTCTGTGACTACTCTCTGTGCTTTCTTGGGTACTTATTTCTTTAATTTAGGTGCTGATAATGCTGAACAGTATTTAACTGTTGTGGCTGTTGTGTTTATTGATGGTTTCTTTGGTGTGTGGGCAGGCATTAAGTTAGAAGGATTTGAGACTCGTAAAGCCATTCGTGTACTACAAACTGCCGTAACTTGGGTAGTGCTTCTTACAGGAGTTCTTATGATTGAGAAAAGCTTTGATGGAACTTCTTGGTTAAGCGAAACTCTTGTAGCTCCATTTGTTACTTTCCAATTAGT